AGGAAGATAACGAACTGAATAAGTTATTAGAAAAACCTTTGTCCGATGCTTTACCAGAGATTGAAGCTAATAGAGACCCAGGTCTTAGAAGAAACCTATTGCATATCAACAAAAGAGAACCGGGGAAAGAATCTATTAATTTATTTTCAGTATGGCTTGATACCGAAGAAGAAAATATAGGGCTATCGGTTAATGGTATGCTTTGGGATTATCTTGATGATAGTTATCAAACAGGTCCCTATGCTTCTGAATGGAATGAACTTTTAGATAAGTTTGAATACGACCCACACGGAGAAGGAGATTATAAAATTTACAGTCTAGCTGATGAGGTTTAAGTAACCGAAACTAGGGTATTATTTACCCTAGTCCTAGACAATTAAGTCTAACAACATAAAGGAGAATATTATGGAATATATATTAACAATAACCAAAGGTGAAAGAGATGAAAGTTCAAAGTATTTTGAAGCTACATTAACCGAGGAAGGCAACAGTTCTAATGAAATTGATTTTTTTAGAAGCAAATCAGAAGAAGCTGTTGTGAAATTTATTAATAAAGTAACGGAAGAATATGGTTTTGAGTATCATAACCTTTACCCCAACGATTATATGCTTGAATATTTAAGAAAGTTTATTGATGGTGGAAATCAAATTTGGGCTATTTATTCAAGATAACCAAACTGAAGTTGACAATTACACGAATCAAGAATAATTTACATACAGGAAAGGAAAATTATTATGAAAAATAACCGATTAAAAGTCTTAGTAAATGACGGGCTTGGTAATATTACTGTAAAGAATTTTACCAATATTAATGATGCTAACAAATACCACAATTCTATGCACAGAAAATTATATCTCAAAGTAACACCAAGAGGTGAAGCAAGGCCTAATTTATCTGAATTAAAAATAGTGAGGGGACACCATGAGATTTAAGTTAGAAAATAATTCAAGAGTCATTAAGAAATTAGGTAAAAGATTTAGTGGCTCTTGGGCAAAAGTTAATACCAAAAAATTAAAAAGAAAAGCCAATAAAGGTGTGAGATAATGAAAACATTATATCACGGAACAACAACTAAAAACCTTGATGATATTTTAACTAATGGGTTGAAGCCAAGGCATGACAATCAATCTAATTGGCAAGAATTTCCAAGCCGTAAAGATATGATTTATTTAACCGATAGCTATGCACCTCACTTTGCTTTATGTGCCTATGATGTAGCAGAAAGAAAGTTTGACCCAGTTGTCATTGAGGTTAATGTAAAGTTAGATAGATTATATCCTGATGAGGATTATCTTGAACAAAAGGCAAGAATTGACCCTGAATGGAAAGCGTCTGTTGAAAAAACAACCATTCAAGAAAGAACTAAGTTTTTTAGAGATGAATTGTTAAACTATAAAAACTTTGCTGAAGATAGTATAAAGTTTTTAGGTAACGCTTGTTATAAAGGCGTTATAAAACCAAAGAACATAAAACGCTATACTGTTTTAGATGCTGAATTAATTATTAACTATTCAGACCCAACCATAACTTTAGAAAATAAATATTACTGCGGTGATTCATACAAGAATATTTGCAGTCATAAAATATGGCAAAAACCATATTCTAAATTTACAATGTCAACAAACAAAAAGGAGATAGCATGACAAGAAAATTAATTAAAACATACAAAGGTAAATTGTCGGAAGTTACAGCACAAATAAAAGCTGAAGCTGAAGAATATAAGGAACAGGAGTTCGCTAAAGAAAACCCTAGTTTTGTTAAACTTAATGACGCCATTGTTAGCCCAAATGAATTACTGGATAGAATGGTTAAAATGGGCAATATAACTAAAGCTAGAGCCGAAGAACTTAAAAGAACTATTAAATGATTAAGATAATTAAATACGCAATACGCAATTTTTTATGCTTTCGTTTTATGTGGAGAAAAAAGTAATGGGTGCTTATGGACCAACAACTATAGATATTGATAAATTTTTTAGAAGTATAAAAGGAAGTAAAACTGAAAAGAGATTAAGGAAGGATATAAAAAAAGATGAAAGAAAAAAAAGAAAAACTGTTTAATTGGAAAGTTAAATTGCAGTTGGTCTTTGTAGTGTTGATGCTAGTGTTAATTAATGCAATAGCACCAAAGCCATTTGCAAAACATGAGCAAGTTGAATGTATTAATGTAGAGCAAAGAAAATAAATATGAAAAATTATAAAGTAATGAGAATTAAAAAAGAAGAAACAAAGTCTTTTATACTTAACATACATTATGCCAAAAGACTTCCTGGAATGATTCAATATGCTTATGGCTTATATCAAGATAACGAATTAGTAGGAGTTGTTACTTATGGTATGCCAGGAACACCTGATTTATGTGATGCTATTGCTGGTAAAGAATATAGATTAATAGTTCTTGAACTTAATAGATTAGTTTTAATAAATAACAAAAAAAATGAAGCATCGTTTTTAGTTGGACAATCTTTAAGATTACTTCCTAAACCAAAAATTGTTGTAAGCTATGCTGATACAGGGCAAAATCATAATGGTTATGTATATCAAGCAACTAATTTTATTTACACAGGTGAATCAAAAAAAAGAAAAGAATGGGCTTTAAAAGACGGCTTTAAACACTCAAGAGGAATATCTAAAGCCGATGTAGATGCAGAACCTGAAAAATATAAGTATGTAGAGGTAAGTAAAAAACACCGTTATGTATATATAACAGCAAATAAAAGAGATAAAAAATTAATAAAATCTAAAATGAGATATGAAGCATTAGATTATCCAAAGGAAGAAAGTAAGTATTATGAAAATGATACCGATATAGAAACGCAATTATTATTAATGTAGAAGGAGATAACAATGAGAGTAATTAGTTATATAAGACTATCATCTGAAACACAGATAGATAATCAATCAGCAAACAATCAGAAAGAAGTAAACACTCTTGAAATTAACAAGTTGAAAGAGTCAAAAGATATTAGTCCACATACACAACCAGAAGTCATTGATGATTCAGGTATATCAGGTCTATTAGAGTTTAAAGATAGAAAGTTTGGCAAAGAATTATTACAGCTAAAAGAAGGGGATTATATTTTTGCATCTAACATTGATAGACTTGCAAGAGATAATAGAATCTTTGAAAACTTTATTTATGACTGCAAGGTTAAAGGCGTTAATGTTATTGTGCCAAACACAGGCAACATAGCTAAAAGTAAAGTTGGTCTTGAAGCATCACTACACGCCGTTTTTGCTAAAGAATATGCTAGACGAGTCAAAGAGAATTGCAGAACTGGAACAAAAAGAAAAAGGCAATTTGCTTATCACGACTTTCCAGCAGTAAAGAATGGTATGGGCGGTAAAGTTCCTTATGGTTATAGAAAAGAGGGCAAAGGCAAAGACGCAGATTTTATAAAATGCGTATGGTTAGATGATGCAGTTGCTTTAATAAAAAAATTAGCTAGTGAGGGTAAATCTTTAAGAGTTATAGCACAATCAGTTACGGCTGCTTATTCTATGTATGAAGAAGCAGAAATTACGCATCAAACAGTTAATAAAATATTAACTGACTCAGCAGAATATGAAAAAAGTTTAGCAATCAATCAAGAGGTAATGTAATGAAACAAAAAGAACTACAAAAGCAAATTGAAAAAGATTTAGCGAAGATAGGAACTAAGTATAGAGCCATGGGAGATGAACAAGAATTGTTTTTTATGGCTTACACTTCTGAAACATTTTTAGTAAGTATGATTAAGAATGTTCCAGCTTCTCAATCGCTAATTATTTTTGTTAATATACTAAAGAATATATTAACCAACTTAGTTGACACTTATGTTCCAAACAAGTAGATTGTTAGAGTAAATTCATAATATTTACACCTTTTTAATAAATGTTGACGAACAAGGGCAGTTTAATTACTGCTCTTGTTTTTTTTATAGGTAAGAAAAACTTAGCCAAGTCTTACGAGTGGAAGGAAAGGAAAGTTGAAATAACTATCTGCTTGGCTAAGGAAAATAAAAGTTTTTTCTATATGTAGTGATTATTGTAAACTAAGAAACAATTAAACAACACCCTTAATATCTCTAACTAAAGGTTGTTTCCAATCTCTTGCGTATGAACCTGACCGAGAAGCTATAGCATCACCTGCCATTAATAAAACTAAAGCATCGGCAACATCTGGTGAACGACCAATTCTTTTTTTGATTTGGTCTTTTGACTCGACTTGTATTTTACCACCAGCAGTAAATTTATATTTAACACTAATTAAATCAGCAATCATGTATTCATTAGCAGGTAATTTGCACATTTTACCCTCTAAAAATGACCTAAATTTAAACCATAATTCACTTCGCAAATTCATATATGTTTCTTTCTGACTAGGGCTTTCTGCCACATTGATTCCTACAGCGTTTAATCTACCAATAGCATTAAGACTATCTAAAACACCATAACCCATTCCTATAACATCTATATAGACTTCCATAGGTCTATTTTCTGGCTCTGTAGTATCAAATTCAGCTTGAACTCTACCGCTTAACTCCATTAAATCTAAACGCTTCCATGTTTTGATTTCAGTTACAATATTGCCTTGTTTTTTAACAAGAACTGAACTATCTGCACCATGTCTTGCTACATCTAACGCCCATATTGTATCAGATATACCATGGTCATTAGGTATCTCTCTTTGTATAGCTGAGTCAACTAACTCTAAAGGTATAATAGTGTCATCTGTTTCTTCTGCAAATTCGCCTAATACTCTAACTTTATATGCTGAACTTTCTTCGCCATAACGCATAGCCATTTCTTCAACAAATTCTTCTGACACTCTATCGCTATCAAAAGCAGATATATGAAAAGTTTTCCATGCACCTTTTAATTTATGGTGCGTATCATAAAATAGACCAGAATTTCTTGTTGGGTTTCCTAATAAAATTGTGTGAACATTATGTCCTGACATAGAACCGGCCGCTGATTCAAACACTTCTTCAGGAATTCCTGATGCTTCATCACAAAGCAAGATAACTTTACCTTGACTATGAACACCAGCTAACGCTTCAGGTTGTTCTTTTCTTGAGGTTCTAGCAGATATAAATGCTTCAGCACTTCTTGATTTTAAAACTATTCTATCACTTTTTACATCAACTAAGTCTTGTAATGGTTGTGGCATTTCACCAATCCATTTCTTTAGTTCGGCAAACAAAGCATCAAACAACTGACCACTTGTTGGAGCAGTTACAATAAGTTTACAATCAAGGTGTGTAAGTAAAGTATGTATTAATATCCAACTTGCAACAGAAGATTTACCAACACCGTGAGCAGAACGAACAGATACTTTTCTTTCACCAGAAACAATAGCTTCCATTAGTTCGGATTGCCATTTATCTGGTGAAATACCTAAAACATTTTCACAAAAAAGAGTTGGCTCTTTCTTATAAGTTTTAATAAAATCTACAAATGGATTAGGTTGATTCATTTTTATCCTCTAAACCAGCCCATAATACTAAAGAATTTCTAGTCCCATAATAAACAGGCAACGCTTTATGAAGCATTAATGAGGGAAAAGCAATCATAGTTCCTGACTTTAATTTAGGTCTTGGAAAAGAATGATTTTTAAATTGCAATCCGCCACCAATATAATCTTTAGGATTAGTAAGTTCAATAGTTGCTGATATTACTCTATTAGGTGTTTCTGGTAATGGGTTAGAATCTATATGATAACTATAGTAATTTAAAAATTTATAATGAGTAAATTGAATTGGCTCAACATTATTTAATTTTTGATTATAAAAATCTTTACTAACATTAAATAACACATCTACAATTCTATTTAATATTTTATCTAAATCTTTGTTTTCGTCTTTACGAAACCATGAAACTTTATTTCTTCTTGTAAAATCTTTTTTAAATAAACCTTTAGGTTTAAAAGTTGTAGCTTTTTCTAAATTTTTCATACCTTCTTTAGTTATAAAATCTATTTCATTTTTATCTAAAATATCTTGAAGTATGTAATAATCAGGTCGCATTTACCACTTATCTCTCGGACAATAACTACCTTTTAATAAGGTTTTTGCTTTTAAAAAACATCTACAATGATTGCAAATATAACCATATTTCGTTTCAGATTTAGCTTCACATTCCATACAGATTTTTAATCTTTTTTTTTGGAGTTTCTTGTCAAACATTTTTTAATTCAATTTTGTTTTATCGTATTCAACATGAAAAATACTATCACCAAATGCACCTATAACTCCCATACAAGACTTAGCTGACTCAGTAAATTCTTTATAACCATGACAATCTTTAGGTGTTTCACAGCTACAGCATTTAGATTCATATTCAAAGCAGATTACTTGAGAGCAAGTATCTATCATTAAATCTAAATAATCGCTTTCAGTTATCTTAATAAAGTCATCTTTTTTAAAATCAGACATAGTGTTTATATTATACATCATTATTTCTTTCCCATATAACATTACTTATTTCTTTGTTTAATCTGATTAATTGATTGTTAGTTAGTTTAACTTTAATATGTTCTCTTTTATTATTACTAATAATTAAATAATCTTTATTAACGCTTACACAATTATATTGATTTTTTTCTATTAAATTTAAAATATATTTTCTTCTTTCTTGTTTATTGTAATTATAATTTCTAAAGACTTCTTCTTCATCTGCTGTAATACCAATAGACTCTAATAGTTCTTTATTAGTTTTGTTCATCTTTACTAACACCAAATAAACTAATAACTAACTTATCAGCTATTTCTTGTAATTCTTCTTCAGATAAATCTTTGTTTTGTTCTTTAACTAAATCATCAAATTCAAGAGTTAATATACCTTTTTCGCCATTTACATCAACTATTTCAAATTCTTCATCAACAGTATCATCTGCGTCAATTTCATAACTGCTTGGCTTTTTCTTGGAGTCGGACATCTTCAAGTTTCCTTTCGTTTTGTTTTGCTTCTTTTATTAATCGTTCAAGTATTATTGGCGACCTTAATCTACCAAAATGACCTTCTGGGCTTTCTAAATTAATTATTTGATAATTAAATTTTTCAAGTATCATTATTTGTTTTATCAATGACTCTCGTTCATATTCTAATCTAACTCTTTTTCTTCTTTCAGCATTTATCTTAGAGTTCATTATAAGTTTCGTAACCATTATAGTTTTCCTTTTAAGAAATTATCTATAAATTCTCTTTCATCTGTATCATCACTTTGAACTACATAACTATCAGTTCTTGTGGATTTCGGTGATACTTTACTATGCCCTCGTCTGCGAATCTTCACCAGAGGGCTTCTTTCGGCTTCGTTTTTTTGTAAAACTACACTTTCTTGTGTTGTAAACCGAAAACCACAATTTAAACACTCTCGTCTGCGCCTAATAGAATCATCTGCTTTTCTACTTTCTAGCACTTTACTTTTTTTATGATTACATTTACTACAATTCATCTTCAAGCCATGGAATTTTATCATCATAAGGTTCGTAATATTTTTTATCTTTATCATGTCCTGTAACTTTAACATTACGACCATCAATTTCTACACAATCAAACTTCTCTACTTTTGCTTTTCTAAATATCTCTTTGCACTTATTAACTTCATGTAAAGTTTCAAGAATTTCAGCTATTTCTCCTGTTGAATAAACAATAGCACCCCCTACTTTTTCAAATAAAGAATCTTTTTCAGCTTCACTTTTAACTATTAAAAATTCTTTTTTATTTTCTGAAATAGCTGTCCAATATTCGCCTGTTGGTGGTTGATGACCAGCTAAACGAACAGCTTTATCTATTGCTAACCAACCTTTCTTCATATTATTACAAACTTTAACAACAAGTTCAGCGTCTAAATCATTACTAATAGCTTTATTAAATTTAGTTTTAGCGTTCTGAAATTTTTTTTTCATTTCGTTGTCAGCTAATTGTTCAAGAGTTCCAGCACCCCATATCTTTTCCATTTCAATAGCTATTTCATCAACTTGTTTTATATAAGTATCTTTAACTTTGTTATTCCATTTTGTATTTTTATCTAACTTAGCCATATCTTTTCGTTCCAAACACCTATTATGTCTTTGTTTTGTAAACCTAATATACTTCTCTTTAATATCTGATTCTTTTGACTATTACTTTTATCAGTCAGTTGAGGTAAAACAGAAAACTCTATATGACTTAATGTAATATATTTCTTTTCACCGACATCTGCATTAATCCAATCTTCTTTTGCAACATCTGAATCCATAACATTAACAATAGTATCATAAACAAGTTTTTGATTCGCACCCAATTTAGGTATAAATGGTGTATGAATAGTGTTTGTATCTTCTTTTACTCTCTCTAAAGTAACAGAAGTTTCTCCAATCAACGCTCTTGATTCAACTTCAAGAGCAATATCTTCTAAAGATTCAGCGTCTTTTTGTTTCTGAACTTCAAGATGAACATTAGGTTTTGAATACTTACAGAAGATAGAGGTATCAACACCACCTAATAATGCACTAGAACCTCTTAATCCAGCAGTTTCACTTTTGCCTGAATGATGAATAACTAATACAGCACAGTTAATATTTTCTCTTATGTAGTCGCATGAACTTATAAAAGCACCCATATCACTTGCACTATTCTCATCTGAACCTGCATTAGATAATGCCCTTGCAACCGTATCTACAACTACAAGTTTAAAATCTTTCCCTATGTGATTGATTGTTTTAACTAATTTATCAAGTTCATCTTGGTCTAAAAAGTTAATTGTTTGTGCAAGTAAATGAAAGTTTGGTGTTGTTTCAGGTTTGTTTTTCATCAACCATGCTTTAATTCTTTTCTTTAAACCACCTACACCCTCACTTGCTACATATAAAGTTTTGCCCTCTACTGCTGATAGACCTTGCCAATCTCTGCTTGAAGCTATTGATAGACTCATATCTAAGGCACAGAATGTTTTATAACTAGCTGGTTGCCCATAAATAACTGCAAGACCATTTTCTGGTATTAAATTTTCAATTAGAAATTTTTGATTTTTTAAACTTAAAATATCACCAATAGCCATTGTAGGAAAAATATTAATATCTGATTTTTCATAAGTTTCAGCACTTAATATAAGCTGTTCTAAGTCACCACCTTGTTCTAAGAAATCTGTTATATCTTGCTTTTCAGCAACTTTACCCTCTAATTTCACAATATGAACGCTCTCAGAAGCGGTTAGAATGGAATTTGCGACCTTGTCTATATGTAAGTAACCCACAGAATCGTTATCTGGAATTAAAATAACTCGTCTATCTTTAAACCATTTACTTAAAGAATTGTGCCAGTTCTTACTGCCACCACTATTTGTTGTAGCAAGAAAACCTAAAGACATTAATCTATCTGCGTCTTTCTCACCCTCAACAATAAATATTGTTTTATCTTTTTGCTCTAATATCTCAGGTAAATTATAAGGTAATGGCTCAATACCATTTAAACCCCAATGCCACTTATCATCTTTATAATGTCTTTGTCTAAAGTCTTTAGGTTGATAACGAATAACTTGGTATCTAACTTCCCCTAATTCATTTCTATAATCATACTTAGCAACAACTTTTCTTTCTTTGCTTTTTAATGTGTGTTTTTCTGTAATCTTATCGCCTATATTAAATTCATTATAAAGATATTCTGATAAAAAATTGTTTAA